CGTGTGAGTCAAGTTAATGCCTATGTGAAGCATCGTTTCCTTGCACTATCTAACTCGGACCGTCGTCTTTGTTATGTACTTAATATAACATATACAAAACAAAAGTCAACCTCTTTTTTTATTTTTCTGTAAAATCTATTGCAATACTGATTCTTTCATGATCAGTTTTATTGACAGTAGTAGAATGCAATAGCCAAGATGGAAAAAATACAACTTGACCAGTTTTAGGAGTTATTTTAAATATGTTGTTTTGACTTATCCAAGGTGTTGCATCTAATGCTGCATTTGGATTGTACAAGGCAAGATCGCCGTCTTCACTGTTTGTTTTTACATAATAAACACAAGAAATGTCAGCACCTCTATGATTGTGAGCAGATATAACATCGCCTTTCAAAGACTTCGTTATCCAAGCAGCATCAATTTCAAACTCTAAATCGTCATCTTGCACACTTTGTAAATATTTTTTTAGGTGCTTCTGTAAAACAGATTCAAAAAAATTAAATTTTTCTTGTACAAAAATATTATCATACAGATCTGTCATTTGAACATCAGATTCTAATCCAAAATCATTACCTTTAAAAAAATTAAAATCAGCATCTACAATTGTTTGTTCAATTAATGCCTGTTCTTTTATATCTACATTGGATACATATATTGGTACTGAAAATATATTTTTATTCATTTTAAAAGACCTTTTAAGAAGTTTGCTGTGTTTTTATGCCATTCTTGTCCAGGATGACTTTTATCCAATGCTTTATTATCATTTTTGTGAGGATTAGTATAGAAGTTTACAGTATCTAAATCTGATAATTCAATGTTACCAAAATCTACACAAGTTTGTATAACATTTTGATGAAGTTTTTCAACTGTTTTCATATAGTACAATGTTTTGTATTTGCAATCAAAAAAATCTGTGTTACTAGATTCTTTTAAGTAGGACTTGTAAAATGGAACATTGTCTATGTTGCTTACGAGATTAGTACCCTGTTTATCTTCATAAAATAGAAATCTAGTGTAACCGCTCCACATTACAATAATAATGTCATCTGCCTGCCATGTATCACAATCATCTATAATATTTTGAAGTATTTTTTGATTACTATTGCCGCCTTTTCCTTTGTTGTTACATTTAATGTTTAACTTTTTTGATAAAATATTTGGCCAACTATACTTGCTGATTTTATATTCATCAAAATCCCAGTCGTTGTCTTCAAATATACTATTATCTGCTAAACAAGATCCTTGTGTCCAACTGCACCCGTATGCCCATAGTGTTTTCATAAAATATATATCATAAAAAAAGGCCCCGTAGGGCCTTTTTTATTATTATATAAAAATAACTTAGCTGAAGCTTAGGTTTGCAGTTGTTACTTCTACTTTTTCCAAGTAGTCAGCTGCGTTACCTAGAGACGAAGCGTTGTTTGACAATTCAACATAACCGTAACGAGTCATGAAGCTCACGACTGGCTCGAATGTTGATGGGTCAAGTACAACACCGCTTGACATCAATGGGATGTATGGGCAGTAGAACGCTGCTGCGTCTGATTCGCTAGTACCTTTGTAACCAACTAGTACATCGTCGTCTGCTGCATATGTGTTTACATAGATGCGCATTGCGTTGTTCAATGTACCAACCATTTTTGTGTTTGTTGGTGCTTCAAATGCGCCTTCTGTTGTTCTTGCGAACGCTGAAGTTGTTGCGCTTTGTAGTACTGTTAGGATTGCTGGTGAAACAACAGCCCAGTTACCTGCACCACGGCGTGTACGCTGTGCGATGCGGTTTGCTGCACGGTTAACCAATACTGCCAATGCTGCGTGTTCGTCACCTACGAATGTAGCTGTTCCAGATACACCTGCTTGGTTGTATGTGTCTGTACCTGTACCTGCAAGTGTTGCTAGGCTACGAAGTACTTCTTGGTCGATTTCTGCAGTAATCTCTTGTGCAAGTGCTGCCATGATTTCTGCTTCAACATCGATACCGTGTTGTGATTGAGCGTCTTGAGCCGCTTCAAATGTCCAGCGAGCTGATAGCTTTCTTGACTTTGCTTCGACTGTTTGCTTCAAGATCTGGATGCTTAGTCTGTTACCAGCTGCACCTTCTTTTGTTGCAGTTGCGTCTGCTTTACCATCTGCATTACCTGAATAACCTTCAGCAATTTTAAATGGTGATAGTGCTTCTTCGCCTGCTGTTGTTGATCCACCTGTTGTGCCTGTGAAGCTATCTGCATAGCGTACACGCAATGTGTGAATTTGACCAACTGGGCCAGTCATTGGTTGAACACCAACGATTTCGTTAGCGATAACTGTTGGCATAACACGTCTGATCACTGGTAAGATCACACGGTTTAGTGTTGCGACATTGCCTGCAGAAGTTGCGCCCGCTGTTGCTGTCTCCATCAAATGCTTACGAGTATTTTCAAGAGTTGTTTCCATAACAGCTTTTTTGTTGCCTTGTAGGCCTTCGACTAGGGCGGTTTTTGTCTCCTGCCAGCGTCCTTCTAGTAGTTCTGACATTTTTTTCTCCTTATTATAGTCCAGCCAAACGCTTGATGTCCACTACATTGTGGTCTGCGTTTGCTTCGTTAATAGAACTAGATTTTCTATTGCCTGTAATTTCTTTGCCTTCTGTCAATGGTGCCTTCTGCTTTGCTGGACCTTTACCGTCAATAACTGTTGGTAGATACTTGTCAAACGCTGACTGTAGTCTATTCGTTTGTACTGATTCCAGTAAGTCTGTCATAATTTCACGCTGGTTTTTGCTTAATGGCGCAACCAATTCGTTCATTACCTTTGCTCTTTCTTGTGATTCTACAAGGCGTGCAACCTCTGCTGCTTTTGCATCTGCAACTGCTTTTGCTTTTTCGGCAAATGCTTTTGCTTCTGATAATAAAGCGTCTTTTGCACTAAGAACTTTTAGTAGTTTTTGAGTTTCTGATTTTTCATTTAGATGAGATGACATGTATTCATTGCTAAATGCTTCAAAAATCTTACGCCCAAAATCATTTTGGCGTGCTGTATCAATGTCTTCTTTGAGTTGTGTGATTTCACTACGGATAGTTTTGTCAACAGTTTCAGAAATCATTGCTGCACTTCTTTCGATAAAGTCTTTTTTCACTTTAGCGAAGTGTGCCTTGCCCTCACGAACTAGTCGTACTTTTGTTTCTGCAAGGTCTTTTTTATCTTCTTGGAACTCTGCAAGTTCAGATGCCAATTGATCTACTACAAATTCTTCAAGCATAGCAAACTTGCTAGCCATTAGTTTTTGATCTTCATGTAGTTCATTAACTTCTTTTGCCAATGATTCCAACACAAATTCTTTCATAAGATTTGCATTTTCTTTCATTGCTACTGCATATTTTGCTTTTTGTTCTGCAAGTTGCTTACGATCATTGTGGAATTCTGCCATTTCTTCAGCTAGTTTCTCAGAAACCAGTGTATCTACAGCTTCAACCATAACACCTTTATCGTGCTCGTATTTTTTTGCAAACTCTTCACGCAGTTCAGCAGTCACAGCAACACGATTTTCATTTACTTTTTCTTCAAAAGCTTCTTGAATTTCGCTTGCCATTGCTTCTGTAATTGCATCGCTCTCTAAAAGGGATTTAAGTGCTTCCATTATTTTCTCCTTTTATTGGAGCCTGCTTATTATATTTAATAAGCTCTCTTTGATATATTTTTTTGCCTTTGGGTCGCCTGTGACTTCTTTTGAAGTTAATAATGCCTTGTATCCACCTTTTTCGTTCATTATATGTTCGTAAATTGGTGTAGGATACGCACCGGGGGCACTAGGTTGTGCCACTACATCCACGGTGATAATTTCAAAACCTTGAACATTACCTGTAGCGTCTACTTCGCCGCTACCTCTCGATGAGACACCTAATTTTACGCTGCTTTCAAGCATTGTTTTAACTAGAGATCCCATCGGAGTCGGTAAAATTTTCAATTTACCATAACCGTTTGGTCCATCCATCCACATTTCTGTGACCATATGGCACACACGATCAAGGTTGATATTAAGTCCTTCTGGGTGATCCACTTCGCCTAATACTGAGTAACCGCCGCTTATTTGCTCATTGAGCGTGGTGACAGCCCTGCCAATTTCTTCTACGGGATAAACACGCTGGTTTGCGTTTTTAACGCCGCCTTGAATGCAAATACCTTTCATGTAAAGGTCCTTACCCTCATTAGCAGACTCAACGACCATTTTAGCCTGGTCAAAACTTAGATTTTCACGAAGTTGAAACATCTGTTAGTCCTTATAAATTAACTGCCAATAGTTGATTTTTTATTGTCAGCATTCTCTGGCTTTGACTTCTTTTCAGCGCCGTGGCCAGGTTCGTTTTTAGTGCCTGATTTAGCACTTGTACCGCCTTTAACATTTCTGTTACCTGCGTTATCTTCTTTTGTAGATGGTTGTGCTAAACCGCCTGCTGTACCTTTTGTATCAGCTTCGCCGCCTGCTACGATGTTTGACGCTGTTCCGCCCATATCGTTTTTACCTGCTACTGGTGATTTTGCGTTTGCGCCGTTGTCACCTTTTTTTGGCTCGTCTGCCATTTTGTTTGCATACTCACGCATTACTTCTGCTGCTGACTTTGGTGTTGTTGATTCTTCAACTTCTTCGTCTGCTGCTTCTTCTACTTCCTCGTCAGCTGCTTCTTCTACTTCTTCGTCTGCTGATTCAAATGGCATTTCCATTGCTTCTTCTTCAGCATCGTCGTCGTCCATGTCGCCTTCGTCGCCCATCATTTTTTCAAATTCTGCTTTTAGTGCGTCTAGTGCGTCTTCTAGGTCTGCCATAGCTGCTTCTGGGCCTTCTTCGCCTTCGTCATCCATGTCACCTTCGTCGTCATCGCCGTCCATGTCTGCTGCAATGTCGCCCATCATGTCGTCTGTTTCGTCGCCGCCCATTTCTGGTGCGTCTAATTCGTCTAGACCAAACATTTCGTCTAAGTCGTCATCTTCTGATTCATCAACTTCTTCGTCTGTTGCTTCGTCTACCTCTTCGTCTGCTGACTCGTCTAGGTCTTCGTCGTCTGACTCATCAACTTCTTCATCAGTTGCTTCGTCTAGATCGTCTTCTTCTGACTCTTCTACTTCTTCGTCATCAGATTCAATAATACTTTGGTAAATTTCACGTGATTTTTCTACCACGATTTCATGGAATAGCTCTTCTGCACCTTCTTTGTCTTCGTTGACAAGACGCTCGAGCATTTCCTCAAACTTTTTAAGATCAGTCATGATTATCTCCTTTTATTGTCAAGGCTGTCTATTATATTTACACTTTATAGAAAAAAGTACGCCGAAATAGGCTCATTTGAGCTTATTTAGTGCGATTTCAAGAAAGATTAAATTGTTTTTTAAATTCTTTCACTGTAATATGTGTTAAATTTTCTAATCCTTCTAAATTGTCTGGTAGAAAAAAGTCTTTGTCTTCTACAACTCTGATATATTTAGTTCTGCGATTTTGTCTTAATATAGTCATAGTTTGACGAGACCAGTTTCCAAAATATGTTGCTCTATCGTTTACATTTTTGTAATTAGGAGTGCCTGCAAACATGTTGTTTACAAGTTCGTGTTTTTTGCCAATTCCTTGGTAATCAAAACCTAAAATATATATTGTTTCGTTTTCATGACTGCTTGCCAAATGCAAAGCAGTAGGACCACTGCTCCATCCTAAATTAGGATTAAAAAGGTTCAATCCTGGAATACTTCGTGTGTACTTGTTGGGGTTTGTCCATACATTTCCATGCTTTAAATGATAGTTTTTTGCACTGATTTCTCTGATCATTTTAGTATCAACTGCAATTAAATAATCAGGATCAAAGTCTCTGTATACTGCATTACAAGCATAAATTCTTCCATGTGGACGAAGTTCTGTTAAACTAATACTTGCCCTACTGTTACCGTTGCCACACACAAATGCAGTTCGACCTGTAATCATACTAGGGCGTTCTCTTAACTCTGTTAATTCTACTTGATCCTGCTGGGCTTTGTGTAATCTTTTTCTGGCTTTGCGTTGCTCTTTGGTTTCACCAGGGATATACTTTTTTACCACTTAAAACTCCTATTAAACTGCTGCCTCTTCTTGATTAGCTGCTATGCCATACATTTGTCTAATGTGCACAAGATCCTTTTGTGCTTCTTTTCTATGCATATCATCTGCCCTGCGAGCTTTGTTAATATCTTTAAGTGATAATCTTGTTTTGCGAGTGTCATCCATATCTACAACAGATTCATCCTTGTCAGCATCGTAACGCTGATCCTCTACAGGTTCCATTGTTTCTTTGTCAAAATAATATAGTTCTCTCAAAATCATATTGTATTTATGCTGTAGGCTCTGCTTCAGCACCTCCTCCTACTGGCGATGTTTCTGCTCCTGCTGTTACATCGTTTTCACCTTCCAACTCATCACCTTGAGTTGCTTCCATATCGTTGGAAATATCTGCACCTGAAATACCTGCGTCTCTCAACTGGCTAGAAGGATCCTGTCCTGGCATTTGCAGCAGTTCGTCATTTTCTTCACGCCATAGTCTTTCGTTTTCAGCAATTTCTTCTTTGCTCAATCCAAGGAATCTGCTCAATGCAAATCTGTTTGAAATGAATGGAATCTGTTGCATTTGCGAGAATGTGCTGATTCTGTTGTTGTCAAGTTCTGCTTGACGGTAACTTGCAAAGTTTTGTGGAGGTTGCAGTTTCAAGTCAAACAAACTTGAATCAATGTTTACACCTTTTTTGTCAAGGTACAGTTTGAATTCTTTGTTGAAAACTTCTGTAATCAAACTTTGCAGTCTTTCACAGTAGTTGTTGAATCTCAATTCTTGAATGTATGCTGTGCCAACACGCCCGTCATTGTATTGGCTTGCACTGTCATCAGCGCCAGTAGGCAAGTAGCTTGAAGGAATACGCAAACCGCGAACCAATTTGTTGGTGAAGTATCGTAAATCATCAATCTCTCCTAGGTTGGTACCACCTGGTAGTGTTTCAACTTTTGATCCACGCCCTTCAGCAGTTTGTGGAAAGAAGTAGTCTTCATTGATTGACAGCGGATTATAACTACTGTCTACGACTGTTTGACCTCCGCCTGTCTTGGATGGGATGCGTCTTTGGTGAATTTCCGTCTTTACACGCTCCACAAATTGCATAGCAAGGTGCGAAGGCATGTTGCCCACATCAACATAGAATACTCTGCGTTCCGGTGCTCTTTGCACACGATAGATAATAATTGCATCTTCAAGCAGTTCTTTTTGTTTGTATACTTTGAAAATGCTTTCCAACAAACTTTGTCCAAAAGGAAAGTTTTGATCTAACCCTTCGCTCATGCTGATGTGAACCATGTGTTCTGCATCAACAGCAGTTTCGTTTGACTCATTGCTCCAACGACTGGTACCTGCATCAGGTGTTCTGCCTGTCATGTACTTTTGGTCTAGTGTTTGATAACCAGGTTGATTACCGCCCGGACCATATGCATTGTTGGTGTTGATTTTAGTCGCACTTAATCCTTCATATGCAATGTTCAAGTCCTTGACAATGTACTGCTCCGGGCGTTTGCCTTCGCTTTCATTAACAATAACTTTGGTTACATTTGCAGGATCAACATGAAACCACTTTTGTGTTTCTGGATCTCTAATGAAGAACTGGTCACCGTACTTGAATGTGTTTCTTACAATTTTAAAGATGCGCTGTTCAAACTCTTGAATTTTACACCACTGCTTGAGAAACTCGCCTAGAATAGCAACTTCACTGTTGGTTGCACTTTTGTTGAATTCAATTTTAAATGGTGTTTGATTTTCTTTGTTTTTCTGTGAACAGAACTCTGCAAGGATGTCAAGTGCAGCATTTACTTCACTATCGTTGTCCATGGTGTTGT